AAACAATATAAAATGATTAATAATAGATTAGTTTCTGATAACTTTATGCAGTTTTTATGCATCTTTTATGCATTTTATGCACGTTTTATGCATGAATTTTATGCACATATTCAGAGCTTTGTCAAGGTATTTTCTATAACATATTACGAATCAGATAGAAAAGTCACTGGAATATAGGGGATATAGAGCAGTCAAGGGTATATTTATAACATTACGATTACGATTGCACACACCCGATTACACATATAATATGCAAATATTATGCAAGATTATGTATAAAATATCTTATAGGTTCTTTATGATAGTTATCCACAGCTTATCCACATACTTTATCCACAGGTTATCCACATATTGTGTATATCTTTTGATATGCTTGCAATATGTTTTGGACGGAAAAGAACTCTAGACAATCAGAGAATTATCTGATATCATTATCAAGTGAGGAAATATGTCTTAGTTCTTGTTATATGGTTATCTATATCCTTATTGACTATATATCTATCAAGGGTTACTTTTCCTCCTACCGCCGAAAAATCAGAATGGAATCTAAGTGCAATCAAATAGTGTTATACCACTTGTAAAGCAAGCTATGCTTGATCATGAAGTTGAGGTTGGTCCATTTCTTGATGATAAAGATTATGAACAATGGTTTGTTAAGTACTACCTACATTTCTCATCAATTATTTCTAATCACCCCACATCATCTAAGAAAAAGTCTAGGTCTATGTGGTCTCCAGAAAATCTACCGAAATGGACATCTAAATAATGTGTGCTAACTGTGATACAAATATTGTAAATGAAGTAATGATAGCATTGGATCCAATCTTTGAGGAGTTTGGAAAGCAAGAAGTTTTAGATATTATCCACGACTACTACCATAATCGCCATAGGGAGAGCTAATGAACATCAAAGAATTTATGAATATTGTTATGGTTTCTATGCCTGGAATTGAAGAGAATATGGGTAGGGAACTAACTGTAACCGAAAAGCGTTTTATCATTAAAGGTGCTATCGATAAGTGGAATACTGAAAATCCAGATAATTGGCTTGTTATTCCTGCCGAGTTTTTGAAGTAGGAACATATGGACATTATTGTATTTGTTTGCTTTCTTATCTTTGTCGCAGCCCTGCTTGTTATACCCATTATGGTGTTTGGCGTTTTACTATCTGCTATCTATGTATCATTTAAGGCAAGAGGGAGTATGAAACAATGACTTGTATTGTAGCCATCACAGATGGCGATAATGTCTATATGGCAGCAGAACGTGGATTATCAGATGATGATGTTATTACTGCAATGAGTGTTGCTAAGATACGTCAAAATGATAGGTATCTTATTGGATACGCCGATTCTCCAGGAACAGGGCAATTACTTCATTGGATTGCTCTGCCTACACCGCCACGAACTAATATAGATAAGTTTATGCGTACTACTTGGGTAACTGCGGTGCGTAAAGCATTAAACGATTCTGGGGTAGATCTAAAAGATAATGCTCATGCATCATTTCTTGTTGGGGTATCTGGAAAGTTATTCTTTGTAGATACTGTAGATTGGCAAGTATCAGAGTGTGAGTATATGTCTATTGGATCAGGTTCATCTATTGCTCTTGGTTCTTTATACACCACCGCTTCTTGGAAATCTCCAGAGAAACGAGCCTACACAGCAGTTTCTGCTGCTATCGAGCTCTCACCATCTTGTAAAGGTCCAATAGATAGTTTATATATTTAGTAATCTATGTCACATTTATATAGTGGCATATGTCACATATATGCAGGGTGTCCTGCATTGTTGTTCTAGTTTTCGCCGAAACGCCGTAGGGGTATAATGTCAGATATTGTATGTAATGATTGTGGATCAAAGAAATTAATGATATGGTTTAATTCAAAAACTGATGATCGTGATCTTTGTGATAAGTGTTATTTAATAGATGGTCGTAAAAAGAAGTAGTTACTTCTTTAATTCAAATGCAGAACCAGACCAGAGGCTCTTTTTCATATCGGACTTATTCTCTCTGCTGTTTTTAATGCTATTCCACTTGGCTGTTGACCAACTATATCCAGCGTCACCGCCCCAGAGATCCCAAGCAACTCTGCCTGGACTTGGGAAGCCTTCTTCACCAGAACTAAATCCAGTGGCTTTCTTATCTACTTCGTGACGTGAGAAGAAGGAATACATACGAGCCACAGTAGATTCTGAAAGTTCTGTACCATTTACTATTTGATTTGCTCTGGCTAAACCAACTCTAGTTCCACCACGCTTACCTTCCTTTTTCCAAGCTAATGCTCTAGCAGCAGCAGACTTCATTCCAGATGTTGGTGTAAGGTTTATGTCTGCCTTTAACATATCGTCCATATTGTAATCATTATCCATATCATCATCCATTTGACCAGAAACATTTACATATCCATCAGGAATAACAGCAAACCTACATTTACCTTCAGGCTCTACTTCAAATGCAATAATCTCACACACGTTACCACCTGCATACAGGGCACAGTTAGAGCACTTAACTCCAATTACTTTTTCTTCATTTTCTTCTGGAGATTCATAGGATGCCCATATACCAGTTTTATCTTCATTAAACTTACCATATTGGTTGGCAATAGCTACAAGTGCATCATGTAAAGCTTTTTCTTCTGGGACTAATAAATCTTCTAAACTCATACATATATTATACAACAAGAAAGACCAAGATGGTCGTGAGAATCACCTTGGTCTTCCTATATTAATTATATATTATTCTGCTTTTTTGTCAACTGCACTGAATGCATAGTTGATTTCAGAAGCACTTAGCTTGCCGTCATCAAGGAATGCTCTTGCAAGCTTTTCAATGACATTAGCAACTCCTAGAGTACCAGCCATTATAACTGCTGTCATTGTATCAATTCCTACAAGCGAACCTGCACCAATAATTGATAGCCCTGACGCTGCAAATACTGCAACAATTCTAAAAAGAATGTTCCAAAGATTAGTTACTGCTGAAGATCCAATTACTTCTTCACCAGTTTCTGTATCAATGTCTACTAAATCTACTTTTCTTTTTGTCATATTATTCATCTCCTTCTTTTTCTTTTTCTTCTCTTAAGTTCATAGAAACCAGCCAAACAACTATTGACCAAAGTATTGCCCAACCTACTACGGTCTTTGCACTGCCTGTTAAAACTACCCAAGCAATGAACATACCCAATAGGGTGAATGTCTGGTTTAACATTTCACGGAACTTATCTAAAATCCACTTTTTCATTTATCTCACCCTCCCAACCATACTAGCTGTCGTTAAAACCTGTGCAGCGATTACGGCTGCTATAACGACCTTCTGAGACTCTTTTCTGGTAGTATCTGTCATATCCTCACCGATGTTTGCAACGGCTGTGAGAGCCTTTCCTGGGTCTGTAAACACTGCTCCAAGGATCTCTGAAGGGTTTGAAAATATTTCTAGAGCATCTGCAACTACAGCAAGCAAAATAACCCCATTTTCTAAGGATACTGGCTGATCTTCAGGAAGGTCCTCAAAATCTAAGCCTAATTCATCAATCATTTCTGAACTAATTGCTTCTCCATCTGCTTGTGCAACAAGGACATCTGCAAGCAATTCTTTATCGTCTTGTGTTAATACTCCGTCAGATGTTAGGGAGTCTGACAAGTTTGTTAATTCTTCATTTGAGATATCACCGTCAGATAATAGGTCTCCAATGATTTCCTGTGTGTCAGCATCTGAGATAGTGCCGTCAGACACAGCATCTTCTACCGCAGCATCTATGATATCATTATTAGATGGAAGATCAGTGGTTTCAGGAGTTGGATCGGGAACTGGACTCTCTTCTGGACTTGGAGTTGGCTCTGATGGAGCTGAAGGCTCTGGCTCAGGAGATTGGGTCGGACTTGGAGCAGGTTCTGGAGCCACTGATTCGGATTCTGAAGGAGTTGGAGTAGGTGAAGGTTCTAAGGGCGGTTCAGAAGTTTCTGACGGCTGTGGGCTTGGTTCTGATGGCTGCGGTGACGGTTCTACTGTTGGCGTTTGTGATTCTGACGGCTGTGGTTCAGGGCTGGGCGTAGGGGTTGGCTCTATTGGGCATAACTCATTCCAAGCAATAACAGACTCATCCCAACAAATAATATTTGGTGGTGTTGGAGGACACTGTTCGTTCCAATTAACTTCTGAGCTATCCCAACACTCAACTGGTGGTGGCATTTGTGGGCATAACTCATTCCAGCTAATTACTTCTCCGTTCCAACAAACAATATCTGGAGGAGTTGGTGGACAGGCTTGGTCGTAAGGAATTACCGAACCGTCCCAACAAGTTATTGGTGGTGGCTGAACTGGACAAGTTTGACTCCAAGTTATCCACGATCCATCCCAACATTGTGTATCTGGAGGTATTGGGGGACAGGTCCCATTCCAAGGAATAGTTGATCCATCCCAACATTGTCCTGGAGGTGGTTCTGGGGGACAAGCTGAACTAAGGGGAATAATAGAACCATCCCAACAGGTTTGCATTTCTACTGGAACGCCACCATTAATTGAGAAAGCTTCCGATATTGTAACTACCTCTTCTCCAGGAGCAAACCTAATTCCTCTTCTAAGATCTGTTGGAAGCCATCCAGTTGTTTCAATAACTCCAGACCAAGATGGAAGCTTTGAAGTATCAACAGTTAGTTTAATAATTGTAAGATTTCCAGTGCTTTGGGGAAATGGTCTTACTCTCCACTCAACACAAAATCCTGTATCTGTAGCACCATAACTTAGACTAGCACCTTGACCAAATGTTACCCAGTCATATCCTGCTAAAGAAATAGATGGGGTTTGTGGGTATGAACTAAAGTTAGCATCTGGAGTTCCAAAGGTAAGTGTTCCGTTTGTAGTTACATAAGTTGTATTGTATGTTGTATTTCCAAGAGTTAAAGGGTTTGTTAAAAGCATTTCGTGAGCAGTATCATCTTCACCAGACCAAGAGTATGTGTTGCAAGGCTGTTCAGCAATCACCGCACTGGCTGGTGGCATTGGTGAAAGTGTTGCTAGTGCTAACAATGAAATAATTGGGCTTAATAGTAGGTAGGAAAGAATTTTCTTCAATCTAGTAGGTACTCCTTGTTAAACAATTCTTAATGCTTAACTAATTAATTATATCATCAGACTAATCAATAGTTGTTTCAGGAATGAAGTTTGAAAAATCTTCTGGGTAATCACCACTCGGTGTCCACATTTTAAATTGAGAGATATCTGTTTTGTATGATGAGCTTCCACCAGTAATTCTTACTTGAACAAAAACGGGCTGGTTTGTAAGTATAGTCCAACATTGTGAAGCAACAAACCTTTTACTTGGTTTGCTATTAAAGAAATATGTATTTGTAGCAGTAGTATCATCTTTGCCAGACTTTGCCCTTGCAAGCCTTACTTTTACATATTTTGGCTTCTTTTTACCATCAGTTTTTATAACAACCTGATAGCAAAATAAAGACCTTTGCCCATTGCCTTTAATTGATGTTTTACCGTTAAAGTTTAGGGTTGTCCAGCTATTTCTCTTTATTGTCTGATCTTTAGTTGACTTATATCTAATAGAATCTGAGGCATTTATTGGTGTAGATCCAGAAAGCAATAGTGATATCGAACAAATTAGTATTATTAATTTTTTCCACATCTAATAAGTTTATCATAGATACTGGTCAGATGCCATCCTGTCATTAATATACTTTATATTATCTAGGGCAATCCCTATATCAGCATCTGGAAGTGTATGTAAAAAATGACGAATAATCATAGTCATTTCTTTTTTTGCTACCGTGTGATCATAAGAACTTCCTTGTGGGTGGTGTACAAAATATTCATCATCTCTTAAAGCTAATTTATTATTTATCTTAGCAATAGTACACCATACATAATCAACACCCCAACCCGATTTCATTGAGTATAAATCTAAAGAATTAGAAAGGCTATTCATAAAGTTTTGCATCTTTATTGCTAACTCTCTTTTCATAAAGAAGAATATACCTTCTGTCTGACAAGATATATATGAGTTGTTAGAGTAATCTTCTATAAAACAAACATTCTTTGTCCAAGGCTCATTTGATAAGTGTGGTGAGTAAAGCCAAACATTATCATCAGATAGTAATAGTTGTGCTTTGTTATAGATATCTGAGAAATGATCTGAGCTTATATCTCCAGTAATAAAGCAAAAGGTTTCATCTTGTGTATTGTTTATAAAGTGATCTATAGCATATTTGAATTGATTGTAATACCATATTAGTCCAAGATTATGCCAACCGTCTTTTTCTGGGGCATCTGAATTAATTACTTCATAGTTATCTATTTGATTGGTTATATCATCTAAGCCAGATACAACATTATTCCAAGTTACTATGTATGTCTTAATCATTTAATTCTATTTTTTATTTGACTAGAAGAGATATCTTTAGAATATGGTATGTATATCAAGCCTATGTTTCTTTCATCTAACCATTCTTGGGTAAAGTTCATTTGGGAATAATAGTCTTTCTTTGCCCAATCCGATCCAATAACAATATAGTCTGGATTTACTAATTCAATAGCTACCTTTGAGTCTGTACCGCCCACATTAAATACTACACCATCAACATACCTGCAAGACATTAAGACAGCCCTTCTTTCTGTATCACTACATACGGCTGGCTTTCCTTTATATTTTTTAATAAACTCATTTTGATTCAGGGATACAATTACTTTACCGTTTGATCCAGCAATATCCTTACATCTTTTTAATAGATTAACGTGACCAGAATGGAATAGGTCAAATGTTCCACCTGTGTATACGATAGACATTACTTGCCAGCCAAATATTTTCTAAATGGTTCTAGTGTAGACTTCCACAAAAGTTTTTCATGTCCATATCTATAAACAGTGGGAAGCTTTTCTTCTATAAAATTAAAACAAGCCTCTTTAAAACTATCTATATCGTCTTCAACAATAGTATTTCTAGAGCCAATAAAATCATCAAACTCTCTAAAGGACTTAGTTGTTCCAACAATAGGACGACCAGAACATATAGCCTCTGCTGTCTTTAAGTTACTACCGCCACCATATGGAATAGGAAGAAGAATTACGCTGGCAGATAAAATAAGTTTATTTAGTTCCTCATCTGATCTTACCCCTAATAAAACAACTTCTGTGTTTTTAACTAAATCTATTTCTCTTCCAACTTTTCCACGAAGATCATCACACATACTGCCAACATAAATTAGTCTTGAGTTTTCTGGCATCCATTCTGTTGCATCATAAAGGTATTTAATAGAACCTTCTATATTTGGTGGGTGTCCAGAACCAATAACTAAAGCATACTTGTTAGTAGAAAAAACTCTTTGTGGAGTTGTTAGTGTTCCATTATTTGCATCAATAACATTCTTTGCACCATTATTTTGAAACCAAAGTTTATCTAATTCTGTGACACATAATATTAAATCACATTCTTTAGCAATTTCTTCTTCAATGCTTCTAACATATTTGACTGCATCTATTTTAGCATTTTGGTCAAGCCCTTTTAATAATTCAGACTTTGTTAAAAACTCAATGTTGTGGCTTGAATGTATTAGTTTTGTCTTTGGAAAAATTTCTTTTAGTTTTTTTGCTTCGGTCCATAACCAAGGATGATCAAAAATTATAGCATCTGGAACATTATTAAGATGGTCTTCTGTGTGAAAATCTTTAAACAACATTAAGATATCTGATAGTTGTGGGTGATCATGCTTTGCCCATTCTGGAGTATCTGAATTAAGTTCAGCTATTAGTTGGTCAACGTGTAAGACTTCTGATCTTGGATATATTTCTTTGATTACATTAAATATTTGCTCTGATCTAATAGGACCACCCCATTTTGCATCTGGAGGAAATGGTGATAGGTGTAATATACAAGCATCTTGTGGTAAATTAAACTGTTCCATTAATATTCCATAATTTCATGCTCAATCCCTAAATCATCTAGTGGAATAAAATCTTCATTCATAACAACTTCATCGTAGTGGATACCGTCTAAAGTAAACTGAACACGAGATGAATGAGCACCAAAAGAAACTAATTCGGCAGTTACATGCTCTTCAATCATCCAAACTAAACGATAAAACATTACCCAATACTCCTTGGTGGATCGCCTTTAGCACCATCAAAATGAAATGGTACTCCAAATGCTTCTACAATACCACGAAGCTGATGAAGGTATTCAAGCACACTTACTTGTTGACCATCACTCATTGCCATCACTTCGTTTTCATATGTTCTTGCTGCAAGGTAATCTGGAAACTCTACAAAATCTACTGTAAGCTTTGAGTATGGTTTTTTTACAGACTTCATTGCTGCTAAAATTTCTGGAGTAAACCTAGCCACTTATAGCCTCCAGAACCCTTTGCCATATCTCTTTTGATTTGTGTGCATTTCTTGCTTGACTGATTTCACCATCAACAAGGTAGACTCCACCCCAAACACCCCACTCTTCATTGGTTGTTCCTTGGTTAAAACATTCTTTAATTACGGGACAACGTAAACAAACATTCTCATCAATAGCTTTAGCAAGGTCTTCATCTTCTTCATACTTATCAAAGAACATTTCCTTGTCCATAGCCCTGCATTGGGCTTTTAAAACCCACTCATCCTCTAGCATAACGCTTTGGAACATCCCATCCTTGTTCGGTAATTGGAAAAACATTTGTAGTTCCCCATTTAAGATTTTTAAATACACCAGTTGGCATAAAGTATGCATCTGGGTTTGGCTTAAACTCTACAATATTCCAACCATCCCAAGATAGGGAATGATTGTTGTCTACTAACCTATGTGCATAGGCATAGTTTGTAACTAACATTTTTATCCTTTAGTATTTGTAGTAAGATGACTTTATCTTACTATTTTCTGCCTTGTCTAACAGTACGTCAAACAATCTTTGGTCTTCTTTAGAGTTAAATGATAGCACATGATCAAACTCATATGTATCAAAGCTCTCAACTACCTGTGCTTTTCTAACACGGTTAAATCTAGCCTTAATACCATTTTGCTTAAACATAGTCTCGCTACGGTTAATAAACTCTGCTACAAAGTTATTGATTTTATGTGGACCTGCGGTGTAAACATCTAGTCTACCGTCACTATTGTTCATATTTTCTTCAATAGCAACCACCATACCACGCATAAAGGTAGGGTAGTCCTCAAACTTATCTGTACCATACACTAAAATCTTCACTGGCTAACCACCAATACATTCTTAACCTTTGCGGTACTGACAACTTTTGCCAGAGATTTAATTCTATCATATTTTTGCTGAAAAGACAACGACTTATCTAGCTTATACCAGTTGGATGAAAACAGTGCTGTAGCGTTTGAGGTACCAACAGACCTAGACTTTGTTGTTGGACTAATGTATGTGTTCATAGTTCCAAGTGCATAGAAGTCATCAGATAGGTTACTGTAGAGTGCAGGAAACTGACCCTTAGAACCTGCAGGATCGGTTGCACCAATAGTAATTACATCTTTAACACATGCAGGAAAACTTGCACGACTATGATCAGAATCATTCCCACTACCTGCAATAACTGGAACACCAAGACTTTTTAGGATAGCTACATTCGATTCAATAGCCTTGTTAGTCATACAAGTAGAAGTATTACGAATAGCCAGGCTAATAGAAACTTGAGAGATGTTATACTTTTGCTTGTTTGCTACAACCCATTTAATAGATTCTTCTAAAACACTTACATTAGATGCTGCTCTTGTTCCATCTGGGTTCATTCCAATTACACGAATCATAATTACATTTGCATTAGAGTTTTCTACAATAACACCAGCCATCGCTGTTCCGTGATAGAAAGCATTCCTTTGTGCCCTTACTGGATCAAGGGTTGCACTTCCCTTACCCTCCATAAAGTTTTTACCATTAGGGCAGGTACTTTGTACAAGAATACATACCTCTTCTACTACTCTATTAGAAACAATCTTATTAGTCATATCAACTCCCGTATCTACAACAACGATTGTTGGGGGTGTTGTTGAGCGAGCAGCACCTGATAGTCCAAGTAAAATGCCAATAGCAAGACAAGCAATTAAATATTTTTTCATAACATTCCTTTAAGTTTGGTTTGATTAATTATCCCATATTGTATAGAAAATGTCAAGGTCTATCCAATAGCAGTATTATATTCTTTTTCCCAGTTAAAATCACCAAAACCACTGTATGTTTCAAAGCGTCTTAAAGCAATGATTGAGTCAATTATGCCGTCCGTATAGTCTGATGATTTCTTTTTACCTGCGTAAACATCCTCAACAGCAAGAGCTAAGAGGTCATAGAGTGGGCGGTATACAGCATTAAAGTTAAAGATAGAGTTAATAAAATCTGGACTTAGATCCGTATTGATTCCACAGGCATCTAGCTGATCAATTACATACTTGGATATATCTTTAAGCTCTGCATCATTCCAAGTTGTTACAGCAACCTTAAAGCAAGAATATACAACCAATACCTTTATCTGTTCTTCTGTTAACTCTGTTACCTCATGAATATATGGAGCAAAATTAATTTTATCAATTAGTTTATTTTCTTCAGTTGCTCTTTTAACTATTAGGTCTCCATACTTTTGAATGTTATCTGGAAAGCATCCGCTTTCTTCATGATGATGATGGTCTGGACCTAATCCACTTTCATAGTTGTGCTCATGCATTACTTCCACTCTTTCTTTTGTCTAAAAAATGTTTTATATCTATTTGATCCTTTTCTTTCTGCTTTTTTCCATAACTTATGTAAGTTAATATCATGATCTGAAACTATTTCATGTGACCAACTATCACGCTTGAAAGGAATAATTTGCATAATAGGTGTACCCATAGGAAGCATACCTTCAAAATCTTTTCTAATAAAAAATGGAAAGTTGACATTGATCGGATGAGTATCTGTATCAACTATTGCTGGTAAAACATAAAATGGTAAATCATCTCTGAATGTTGGTTGAATAAACAAACAAGAGTATCCAGGCGGTGTTTGAGTAATCCAAGGATTAATAAACTTTAAACCTATTTGTTCATACTCATCTGGAATACTATACGAATCATATTGTGGCTGTGGGTGGCTTTGAATCATACCCAAATCATTTGTACTCCACAAGGTATTTACATTTCCGTTTTCACCTTTTGAAAAAATAACATCTGCTGGTAAGGTATAAATATATCCAGCAGTCATCACATCAAAGACTGGCATACATCCTTTAATGGTATGATTTATTGTTCCATTTTCTTGGCTGTAGCTCTTTGTTCCGCCAACATATTTATTCTGATTCTTATACCATTCTGGTATTAGTTTACTGGCAGGAACTGGTGGGTCATAAATATTTGTGTCTGTACCTATAGCAGGAATAAACTTAATTACTTTTTCTTTTTTTCTAAACATTTTATTCTTTCTGTTATTATGCTTTTATAAAGTATAGCATAGGTGAATATGGAATTGGATATCCAGTTACTGAATTATAACTATTGGTTGTGTCTACTGTTGTTGAGTGAAGATGGGCATTTGTAAATGCCGTTCCAGTAGAATTATATTGCGTGTTATTCTCTAGTCCTGTTGCTGGTAGAGTGTGGGTATGGTCAGTATATACTGAAGAATTTGTATTGTATGCATTAAAGTTTTGAACATGAGCGTGTTGCCTTAGACCTGTATTTCCTGTGTTTCCATTTGTTGCACTAGAAGAATCATAGTTCCAGATATGGGCATTACTATTTCTATTTGCATCTGCATTGATAAGTGTATTAGCATTTGTAGATGGGGTAGCAGATGGTGTTCCATCGTGAGAGTGTCCAGGTGGATTTCCTGTAGCAAAAACTCTATTACCATCATAAGCATTATGAGAGTGTGTCATTACGGTATTGTTATTTGTACTATTCCAAGTTACCGTTCCAATGTCGTGAATATGATTTGTTGTGTTAGTAATTGTGCCAACCACACCAGTATTTGAAGCACCTTTAACAGAAAGCTTTGTATTGTGTAAGTTTGGAACATTAAAATTTAGTCCCGATCCACCATATGTATATCCAATTACGGTATGTAGGTCTAGATATGTTGCAACAAGATGAGAAGTTCCATCACACTTTAATAAGCCTAAGGAAGCAAGATCGGAATCTGAAAGCGTTGAGTATGGTCCAGCAAGTGTCAAGATTGCACCTGTTGGAATGTATGCAAAGTTTGTTTGTGAATCTAATAGGTCTGATTCAAATGTTGTATATGGCATAGTGTTAATACTTTATAATAAAGTATACCTCCTTACTTAATGGTATTTGGGTTGCAGTAGCTGTATTTATTCCTTGAACAGTTACACCATCTACAGTAATAGATCCATGATTTACTGTATGTGTATGAGAAATATTATCTGCAGAATGAACCTGTACAGCATGTAAGTGACCAAAAGCATCAGTTCCTGCTGGTATACCAGTTTGTGCTCTAAAAGCAATAGTGGTATTTGAGGCACCCCCGTGATCATGAACGGGAACATTATGATACTGGGTAGTGTTAGTTGCAGAAGATTGTCTAGAAGTTGCTGCGGTATTTACTGTTGAGTTATTTAAAACATTAGCACCTGCTATTGCACTATGAGTATGAAGTATGTTTGCATTATTAGAGCTAACATTCATAGTTGCATGATTGTGATTTGCAGAGTAATTGCTAGTAGTAAAATTAGTAGCATTAGCTTTATAGGAAGCATGTGAGTGAGCAAAATTTGCTGGGTATGATGGCTCAGATGAGGATCTGCTTACTGCAAACCTTCCTGTTGGATTGTGTGTTGCATTGACAACAAGTGGTGGAAGATTAAATGTCGTTGAGACACCAGACTGATCAGTTGTTCCAAGAGAATATGCCGTACCGCCATAAGTATTTGTAATAGTTTTATGTAGTTCCTGATAAGTAAAAGTATTCACTGGTGATCCGTCACAAAGTAGCCATCCATCTGGAACAGTAGATGACATAATAATAACAACAGATCCAACTGGGTATGACTGAGCATATCCCCTTTTATCAACAATGTAATCTTCTGATATTTTAAAGTCTACCATGCCAACACACCTACAACTTCACTATGTAGTTCATAGAAATGCTACCTGCTTGAGTTGTTTCTGAGGGGGTTGTACCAGATGGTGAAACCTGAGTATTATGTGCATGTGCTGTTTCTGAAACAGTGTGATTTATTGTTCCAAGAGTTGATGAGTTTGGATGAGAATGACCTGCTGGGGCAACAACTGCAACATTGGTTATGTATGTTGAAACGTGGTCATGGCTTCTAAAAGTTCTAGTTGTATTAGACCCATTGGACCAATTAATAAAGCTTGATGCTGAATGAGATGCGGTATCTACTGCAATGCCGATTTGATGAGTATGATTTGTTTCAGCTATGCTAGTTTGTAAGTTTGTATAATATCCAGGTGCGTCATGAGTGTTTGCAACTGCAGTATATGTTAAAGAACCAAATGCATAGTTATGCGTATGGGTATTTGATCCAGTCACCCCACCAAGATTAGATGAAGAGTTTGCACCTACTAAAAAATATCCCCTTAAGTCAGGTGTTCCACCTGTACCGTCACACAATGCCCAACCAGAAGGTGCGGTAGTACCAGCAAATGGCATAATAAATCCAGTTTGTGGAATAATATTTACTCCTGCTAAGGCAGTTCCTAAAGATGTTTTATCTGCACTTTCTTTTAATTTAAGATTAGCCATTATGTTGCTCCATTATCTGCACTAATTGCCATAGAAACAACCTTTGCAGTTACACCAGTATAAGCTGTTACCGCAACTTTTAGCTCAATATTTGATCCAGACATAGCAGTAGTCAAAGTTGCAACCATATCTCCCATAATTCCGTATTCTGTAATAATTGCTGTTGATACTCCTCCAGCAGTTCCACCAAAAATCAAACACTTTGATGTGTAATAAGTACCATCATTTGTACTTGATAGTAAAACTAAAAACTCTGCTGAAACTACTTCTTTCCCTGATGGGATTGGTATTGTAGCAATTACAGTTGCAGAAGATGATGCAAGAGCTGTAGAAGTTGTTTTTACTACCGCCTCTCCAACGGTTACACTTCCAGTAAATGTTGGAGATGCTATAGGTGCATATGTTGTTGTGGCAGATGAAGTTGTAAGATATGTTGAATTATCATATGACCAAGTTCCTGCGGTATTCTTTAAGAAACCAGTGCCTGATCCAAGCTGTTCAATTCCTGCTATAGTTGAGCTCCAAGGTTGAACATCTGTTCCAATAGCAAGACCAAGGTTTGTGCGAGTTGTAGAAGGATCTGCTACCTGTAAAGAACCTACCTTAAGAATATCAAATGTTGCACTTGTAAAATCAACTGTTCCAGTTGGTTGGGCAGTAATCCCACTAAATAATTTCCATATACCAGAGTCAGATGCATCTCTTACTAAACCAGTATGATAATCTGTTGAAGATTGACGGTATCCTGCAAAGAGTCCAATATCTAAAATATCTGCAGTATTAGTATCAGCAAGGGATATTAATGTGTCATCAATCTGAATTGTTGTAGCACTAAGTGAGCTTGCACCTGCAGAGAATGTAATGCTTCCATATACGGCTAAGTCATTATTAATTGTTGTAGTTCCAGTGTGTGCAATACTACCAATAGACAATGTTGTTGCAGCATGACCAATTTCTATTGTTGTTGCATTTGCATGAAATAATTTTGCTGTGGTTCCAGTAGTTGTAATTTCAGTAGATGTGCCGTTATTTATAGCAATGTTTCCAGTAAATGTTGCACCTGCTAGTGGTGCATATGTGCTTAAATCAACATTTTGCCAAGATACTGCTGAACCATCTGTTTGTAAAAACTTTCCAGTATTTCCAGTTTGTGTTGGGTAAGATGCTCCACCAGTTATTGTTTCATTTATCCACTTTGATGTGGTGGTATCCCAAACAAGGGCTTGTCCATCGGCAGCACTAGTAATTACAACATTGGATAAACTATTTAATGAATGATTATGGGCTGTTGTAGAATATCCTGCAAGTGAATGATCTCCCCATCCATATGCACTATCCCAGTTTCCAATCTTAGTCGATGTAATACCATATGCAGGATGTGCAACAAAAACTGGGTCAGTTTCTGTATATGAGGTAAGATAAGTTGCAGTATCCATACCCCAAGTTCCAGTAGTTTTTCTTAATATTCCATTAGCAGTAAGTGCTGCAATAGCCGTAAGATCGGCATCAAGTGGCTGGTAATCTAAATCTGCTGCTGTTGGTGTTAAATATGTTGCTGATAAGTCTGGTATTTGTTCAACTGGAACAAGTGTATCAATATCAAGTTCTGCAACACCTTGAGCAGCACCCTTTTGTGTCAAAGGGATATAGTCACCAACAATAGTTGAAATATCTCCAGTTAATGCAAGTGTTCCACCTGCATCTGGTAAAAGTATTTCTCTATCATTTGTTGGGTCAACAATATATAGTGTTGTTTTATAGGCTTCATCAGTTGTACCGTCAAAAACTAATTTTCTAGATACATCAAGTTCTATATTTCCAGTAAATACCGCACCTGAAAGTGCTGCAATACCTGCCTCTGATGCTGTTTGATTAATCCATAGCCCTGATGTTGAGTCATATGCAAGAACTTCATTGTCTGCTGGAGTGCCATCAATTATTACACCATGAAGTTCTGTTAACTCATAACCATTTTGAATGTTTACAAATATTTCACCTGCGGTTGCATGAGCTTTAACCACATACCCAAGAAATACAGAGTGTGCTGGCTCTGCTGGTACTGTTGTTGTATATGAACCTGCTGTTGAAGATAGCCACAAAGCAGCACCTTCAGTTAATCCAAGGGTATTAACTCCACGCAAAACCCCAAAGGTTGCTACAAATCCTTCTGCACCGTCTGCAATCGCTTCTGCTGTCAAACCAAATGTCTTTGAAGATGTTGCTTCTGTATCAGCATCAGATAGGGCAATAGTAGGTCTTTGACCAGCAGCACCATTAATGTAAACAACTTTACCCTTAGCAATAGATGCACCTGTAGCATTTTTACTTAACGCTACTTGTTCTTGTCCTAATCCAATAGTTACATTTGCATTTAAAACTGTTGCTGGAAGACCGTCTCCATCGTCCCAAAAAATAGAGCCTGTTGCAGTTGGAACGGTTTCTGGGGTGGTATCAAAAGTAATATAATCTGGATATGTAATAGAATCAACAGATGTATATGCTCCAGTAGAGTTAATTGTAATAGAATCTGCGGTGGCATCTGTTGTAATAGATACGTTTGTACCTGCTATAAGACTTAAGGTATCTGTAGATGAGTCTGCTACAACACTAGATTGACCAGTAACTGATATTGTTTTAAATGAATCTGATGCAGATCCACCGCCAATAATATTGGTTGTAACACCTGCACCACCACCAGTTATATCAAGGTAGTAGCCACGAGCATCTCCACCTTGCTCAAAAAATCTAAGTTTATTTTGAAAAACATCTACAGTAACTCCTGTACCAGCAATAGTTGTATTTGTTTGTGGGACAGATAATAATATCTCTCCACCCTCATCACCAGTTGAGTTGGTAGCTTTTAGATACTTTCCAGAGATATCGCCATCTGCTGTAATATCTGTCTTAAAGTTCTTATTAGCCATAATACCTATTTTACCATTTTAATCGTCATAGATGATATAAGAAATCGGGCTACTTACTTGATCATCAAGGCTTTTTTGCACCCTAATCTTATGTCTTGCAGCAACTTCGGCTTGTCCTTTAGATGCAAAATTAACACCTTTAAGACCACAAGTAACCTTTACCCATTCATTAATGCCAATTCTACGCTGCACAGATGCTCTATATACCTGCTTTTGTGGAAGGTATGTAATAACTGCACGATACTGATATTCTTCTACCAAATCTTTATCTTTATTCTTTTTAAACATCTCCAAACAACGCCTTATTTAATGCTGGCTTTGGCTTTGCACCAATGATATGCTTTGTCTTTTCACCATCGGTATATAGCATAATAACTGGAATACTTGTTAAGTTAAAGGCACTTGCAAGTTCCTTGCTCTCATCCACATTAATCTTTAAGAGTCTTACATTGTTTTCTTTTGCAATCTCTTCTAAAACTGGTGTGACCATTTTACAAGGTCCACACCATTCCGCCCAGAAATCCACGATGGTTGTTCCAGACTTAATTTCTTCAATAAACTCTACTAAGTTCATTACTTCTCCTAATTGTTTTCGAGAGCCCCTTATCCGATTTGAACGGATGACCTACGCTTTACAAGAGCGTTGCTCTACCACTGAGCTAAAGAGGCAAATATTTAATTATACATCTATTTTATTATGGTGAGCAGTTTAATGTCTGTGCTCAGGACATCTGGTTAAACTAGTAGGTTAATACCAGCCCTTTTTCTTGAACGCACCCCACGCTCCACAAGGAGTTTCGTACCTATGCTTTATGTACTTTAAACCCCATTTAATTTGTGTTTCTGGATTTGTTCTCCAATCTGCTCCTGCACTTGCCATTTTACTTCCAGGCAAACTTTGTGGAATACCATAGGCACTTGAAGTTGGGTTGTCAGCGGTGTGCCTCCACCCACTTTCACGATTCCATAGATTCACAAGACAGGAGTGCTGGTCTTTGTCCCAAGAGTATTTAGACTCCATATAGGACTTTGCAAAAGCTTTGTTAGCTTCTACATTTGAGTCAGAGTGTTTTTCTCTGTTATTTGATCTAGAGGGTTTTTCCTTAGACCTTTCATCAATTATTTCATTGATTTCTGTTGCTTTTTCAACTATCTTTATAGAATTTTTTATTTTATTCTTATCAATAGCTTCATCTTGCGGTGCATTAGCACTGATTTGACTCTGGGTTACTGGTAGGGATACAACATATGTTGCAAGAACCGCAATAACGGGAATCAAAACCAAGGTTTTGAATCGCATTATTCTAGTTTAACACATGACCAAGGGCTTGTCAAGTTATCTTGACTTACTATATCCAGTTTTCTTTTTATTCATTGATCCAGGCATATTATATCCACCTTTTTGTGGAACATTATTTTTTCTAGCCTCTAATGCTCTTAAAACTTTATCATGATGCTTACCCAATTTGTTTTACTTCCTTCCACATATCTTTTGTTTGTTCAATTAATAACATTGCATCTATCATTGTCATTTGCAATAATTCTTCTCTATCTAAACCTAAATGTTCAGCATATCTTAAAATTTTTTGTATCATCTTTTACCTTTATTTTCATGATAGAATTTATAATAATAATTGTCGATAGGTATCGTCTTCCAATGTGCTGGTATTGCTCTTGTGTTAACATAAACAGGAACACCTATTTCTTTTAAGTTTAAACAAAAAACAATATCTTCACTACAATATACAGAATGCCTATCTTTTTGTATTTCTAAAAACAAATGCCTATTCCCAAAATGTTCTAAAAGTTTTTTTGCAACACTTTTATGTATCAAAAACATTCCAAAGCCAACAGACTCCGCTTTAATCATTTTTTCTTCATTCTCAATATTTATATCCAAGTCCCACCACTGTCTATTATCTGTTTCTTCATCATATTTAAAAAAACAAGGAACAGGAACAGGCAAGCCTTCATTGTCATATCTCACTGTAGTAAAATACAATCCGCTAACAACTGGAAACTTATCTTTGTCTGCAGAATCTATTAAACATTTTAATACATCGTAACCTATTTCTATATCGGAATCAAGCCAAAGAAGCCAGTCAACATGATCAAGGTCTGGTAACATCCAAGTGTTAAATATCTCTTGTCTTTGTGTTGCAATCTTTATACCTTTTGAGCGAATAAAGTCTGTAAAATGATGACTAATGTCATTGTTCATAATTGAAAAGTTAATAGCTGCTGAGTGTGACCCCTCAACCCTGCCACTATCACAAACTGCTATTGCAATTTTTTCATCTTTATCCATTACTTTAACTCCGATTTAATAAACTCAATAGCGTGTTCTAAGGTAGCACCATTTTCTTGAAACCATTCTAGTTTATTTAAAATAGTTCTAAGGGTGTTTACTCTTACAAAAGCATTTACATTTTGTAATTCTTTCATTTGATCTCTATAGTAATATTCATTTTCAGACATTAAAAAATCACCATCTGGTCATCATCAATAGGATTTTCATCTTCATATTCATCCCATACTGCTGTATACATATCAGCATAAGGAGCAGACATTTTTGCAAGCCAGCTTGACATACCCATAGCCTGATTTGCTACCCATCTAACCATTGGTCCTTTATCAACTTCGTGCTCTAATTTAAAATCCATTTTAATCCTTTGGTAGTGCTGTCATTGTAGCATAAAAACATTCAGCAAAGTTTGCTGCTTCTACCGCAAAATCTTCCATATGCATTTCAGTTTCACCCAATCGGTTTTTAACATATGTCCTTAATCCTGTTACAAAAATTTCTGTTAGCTCATCTGTTGATTTAATAAAGTAACTTTTAGTTGGTGTTTCTTTAGCCATAATATTCATCACACTCATACATTACTACTGGTGTTAATTCACCCATCCATGCACCTACACAATTATAAGAGATATACTCTTCTGCTTCTTGTACATCCATACCGTCACGATCAATAAGCACCTGCAACATCTTTTCAAATGAGTATGTTGCTAATGTTGGCTGACCACATCTTCTTGAGAAACCAATAAAGGCTTCATCAAAACCATCCATAGTCATTATGTCTTCATCCATATAATGAAGTATGTTTTCTAGCTCTGTTTTATTCATTACCATCCTCCAAGACAGTCATTTGAATGGGTATGTATCCAGAAGTTTCCCTCTATATGTTTTTTAGTTGGTGCATATAGCTCTGTTTTACAAGCACCGCAGGTATGTGACCATTCTTCTGCAAAGAAATCAAACTGGAAACCTCTGCTCATTAAAAGTCACCGTACTCAGGCTGAAAACATTTAAGACCAATCTCTCTCCACATTTCTACAACTTGATTGCGATCATCAAACACACAGAACACATCATAGAATGGTTCGATATGTTCACGATATATCTCTTCTTTAATAATTGAATCTTTACGAAAGTCACCAGTTTTACGCATATACAATTTAATGAATGGAGGACAATGTAGCCTTAACCATTCATATGAATCATCAAAGCATGAGTCATCACGAGCAGAGATAAATATAATTTTATATCCTGCTCTCCATAAAGCAGTAATGACCTCAATCGTTTCATTATCTGGGCGGTCTTCTAAGACCTTATCATATTCAAATGGGTCACGATTAGTTCTATGTGCTACTGTTCCATCAATGTCAACTAAGACTAGTTTATTCACTTAGATACCTTGCTACTTTTCTTAATAATATTGATAATGATTCCAACTAAAATATTAAACCATAGTACCGTCCAAAATCCTGCTGCAGGAATGGAGCTAAATATTGAATGTAATGTGCCAATAAAAATCATTAGAAGCCAGTTTTCTATAAACAATATTGCAGCCCAAAAAGATAAAGCAACAGCAAGAAAGGCAAACTTTGATGCTGTACTTAATTTTTCATATGATGGCTGAATGTTTCCTTGAAGTTGTTGGAACTTCCATTCGCTGTAATCCATTTTAATCCTTTGTGGAGATGGGCGGAATTGCACCGCCGTCCTTTATGTTTTCAATTATACACTTACACAGCAATATTGTCAAGATATTTCTTACATTTTCTTACATACACGACTTTCTGTTCCTATCTAGTCGTCAGACGGCTTTTAACTATGCAGCTAAAGCGAAGGCAGTTTGTGTTTTGCCGTTTATATTTATTTAGTTTTACAAGTAACTCTCTTGTGCTGGTGTATAAGTTTCCACATAAAGTCGAAACTAGTCATCCCCTACTATATTATACTATTAAGGTATCCACATTTTAAGTTCACGAGTAGTGATTGTCATATCTGTTTTACCTGCGTGGTAAACCTCAAGACCAACTGGCTGACCTTTATTTGCTTTAAAGAACCAAGTGCCAGAATGAATGTTGTCTAGTTCCAGATCAAGCATTCTTTGACCTGTGAAGTCTGCTTCCTTTGTTCCAATATCTCTAGTGAAACGGATTTTCATATTAGGTGCTCCGCCAAGCTCTGCTACATTAATGTAGAAAGCCCAGTTTGCAATTCCTGTGGTCTTTGGAACAATAGAATCTTGTGCTCCAAAGTCTAGTTGTGTCCAAGTTTTAGGACGTATTTTTTGCGGTGCTGGTTTAATTTTTGGATCGCCAGCTTTCCAAGATACATATTCGCTCATACCCCAATTATAACAAAAACCCTTAACAAAAGTCAAGGGTTTTTATTATTTACTTAATTAAGATGCTAGAATTTTAGCAGGATCAATATCTTTACCTGCACTCCATCTAATGTTATCTCTCATTTCAAAATGTAAATGTGGACCAGAAGAGTTACCTGTATTACCAGATTCTCCAATATGCTGACCCTTCTTTACTGTAGTTCCAGGCTTGACTAGAGCCTTTGAAAGGTGTGCATAGATTACCCATCCACCCTCAACTTTTTGAACTAATTGTGTGCCATAGCTGGCTCCCCAAGTAGCATTTTCAATCTTACCATCTGCAACAGCAAGAATATCTGTTCCTTCTTTGCAAGCATAGTCTACTCCTGTATGGTAGCCTTTGCTCCACATCTTACCAAGTTTCTTGTAAGGTGTTGTAACCTTACCACCCTTAATAGGTGAACCCATTTTAATCACTCTTTTCTAATAAATTAGGGATATATCCCAAGTTAATTATATCAGCAAAGTACCCTCGGAGAGATTCGAACTCCCGTCCTAATGGGTAGAAACCATTCGCTATATCCACTTAGCTACGAGGGCGTGGGGTGAGTCAGACTTGAACTGACGCATACTGAATTATGAGTTCAGGGCTCTGACCAACTGAGCTACCACCCCTAAAATTAAATAGGACTAGATGCTGATGTTGCGTTTATGTGATCTCTTTCATCAACAATCTCATATGCATATTTTTCTAATGCATCTTGGTTCTTTGTATAGTGGTGTCCACAAAACATTAGTTCTCCAGAGATACCCTTAACAAGCACAAAGGCTTGGGATCCACACTTGTCACATCTATCTGCAACCTTTAATTGACGATCTACTACTTCTTGTGTTTCAATCATATTACTAGTATACTCTCTTTTATAGTGTTTTTTGTTAGTGCTGGATGTAGGAATCGAACCTACCATGCATCCGCCACTGATTTACAGTCAGCTGCCCCACATTGAGACATATCCAGCAGAACGTCTGCCTCCGAGCTCCCCAACCTAGACTTGAACTAGGAACATTCAAATTAACAGTTTGACGCTCTG